TTACACCTTATGGAGGAGATGCTACCATATTTATGCAGAAGGAGAAAAGAACAATATTATGCCGTGGTTAAATCTATTGGGAATGGGCCTAAAAACTGGAGCCCACCTTTATCAAAACAGACAAAAGACAAAACAAGCAATGTCTGACGCACAGTTAATGCATGCGCAAAAGATGGCACGAGGTGAGGAAGCTTACCAAGGAAAACTTTTAGAATCTAGAAATTCAGATTGGAAAGACGAGGCCGTACTTTTAGTATTGAGTGCCCCCATAGCAATTTTGGCCTGGGCAGTCGTGAGTGATGACCCAACAGCAATGGACAAAGTAAAGCTGTTCTTCGATATGTTTGCAACACTTCCTTCATGGTTCACTAATCTTTGGATTTTAGTCGTGGCGTCAATTTACGGAATCAAAGGAACTCAGATCTTTACAAAACGTAAATAATAGCTATAACTATCTTATGATTAGAGGGGATAGCACAGATTATGAATTACTTCAAAAATGGAGTAAAGGATTTGATTGCCAAGGTTTTAAATCATGTGAGATCGGAGTTCGTGAGGGACTTGGCTCTAAAATCATTATGGATAACGTGGTTAATAATTACATTCATGTCGGTGTTGATCCTTATGGTAATTTAAACTACCAACATTACGATAATACAGGCTCATATACTTGTGATTACACAGATAAGATGAGAGATACAATGCTAAACGATTTTAAACCTTACCGTAACCAAGGTAAGTTTGTTTTATGTAATATGACAGATACACAATTTATGTTTGACTCGGAACATAAAAATTCAAAGTTTTCTTTTGTGCATTTTGATGGTCCTCACATGACAAAGGATGTTATTACAGAAGCTGTATGGTTTGCAAACAGATCAGCCCCTGTCACTAGATTTGTTTTTGATGATTTTACTAAATATAACCAAAGATTAATTAATGAAACGCTTACACACTTTGGTTTTTTAGTTCAAGACGAAGGGAAGAATAAAATTCTTTTAGAGAAAAATGAATCTTGATCTAAATACACTAGACGCTATAAAACACTATATCAATAAACAAATCAAACAGATTAAAGAAGATATAGTGTACGGTATAGACACAATCGACAACCTCAAGTATGCTAAAGGGAAACTCAGCGGATTAGAAACGCTGCTTCAGGATCTTAAAGACCTGCAGAGAAACGAGGAGAATGTCGATGACGATAATACAAACGGATCCTTTAATAGGGATTAAAAGAAAAGGTGAGGCTGCACCTGAATCAAAAGAAACAGCTATACCTACTGATCCAGAGGGTATTAAAAGATATCTTGAACTTATACCTAAACCAGTTGGTTACAGACTTTTAGTAAGACCTTATTCAGGTCCTAAACAAACTAAAGGTGGAATACTTTTAACTGATACAGCAAGTGAAACAATTCAAATGACAACCGTAGTTGGTCTTGTCGTTGAGATGGGTGATCTTTGTTATCAGGATAAAGAAAAATTTCCAAAGGGTCCTTGGTGTAAGAAGGGTCAATTTATAATCTATGGTAGATATGCCGGTTCTAGATTTAAAACAAAATATGGTGAACACCGTATTTTAAACGATGATGAAATCATCGCAACAATAAGTAAACCAGAAGATATTCTGCACTTATATTAAACGTTAAGGAGAAAACATCATGGCTGATGCACAGGAGCGAGCTAATACACAACCTGAGGTTGAAATTGATCTTGATGACGTAAAAGAAACAAACGTTCAGGTCGAAGAAACTAAACAGGAAGAATCAAAAGAACCGAATTTAAATTCTGGTGAAGTTGATTTAGGTTACACTGATCACGATAAAGAGCAACCAAAAGAAGAAGTTGCATATGAAGAAGTTCAGGAAGAACCACAACAAGAAACAAAAAGCGAGGTAGAAGACCTTACTCAAGTTTCTGATCAAGTAAGAAAGAGAATCGATAAACTTACAAGAAAATTTAGAGAGTCTGAAAGAAGAGAACAGGCAGCTTTAGATTTTGCTAAAGGTTTACAAAAAAAGTATGAGGATTCACAGACTAAATATGATTCTGCGGATGAGAAATACTTAACTGAATTTGATGCTAGAGTTGATTCTCAAAGAGAAGAAGTCAAAAGAAAACTGAAAGAAGCGATTGAATCTAATGATACAGATAAAATCATGGAATCAAACGATGAGCTTGTTCGGTTATCTATTGAAAAAGAAAAAGCTAGAATTAAACTTGCTGATAGAGAAGCGAGATTAAAGCAGCTTGAAGAACAGAAAACTAGCGTTAAAGAAGAACCAAAATACTCAGAACAAGACGTAGTACCTGCAGAACCTAGCACAAGAGCTAAGGATTGGGCAGGTAAAAATACGTGGTTTGGTAATGATAAAATCATGACTAATGCAGCAATGACTGTGCACGAAGATCTAGTGGGCATGGGTGTTGATGTAGAGAGTGATGAGTATTATAATGAGATAAACAAACGAATGAAGGAAAATTTCCCTCATCGTTTCGTTACTCAAGAGCAACGAAGACCCGTCCAAAAAGTTGCTTCTGCCGGTAGAACCCAGCAGGGACGTAGATCTGTGAGACTCACCAAGTCACAGGTGGCGATTGCCAAAAAATTAGGGGTGCCACTAGAAGAATACGCTAAATTCGTGAAGGAGGAATAGCAAATGAGTGATAAAATAAATAGAACTTCGCGCGCGTCTGTTGAAGTCAAAAAAGAAAGACTAAAACCTTGGACGCCACCATCATCTCTGGATGCACCACCTGCGCCAGACGGTTATTGTCATAGATGGATAAGAACCGAAAGTATGGGTTTTCAAGATACGGCTAACGTATCTAAAAAAATGAGAGAAGGTTGGGAATTTGTGAGAGCAGAAGAATTGAAAAATTCTACAGGCAATCATAATTATCCAGTCATAGCTCAGGGAACTTACGCAGGTTTGATCGGGGTTGCTGGCCTTGTGTTGGGAAGGATACCTGAAGAAATTGTACAAAGCCGTGCTGAGTATTTTAAAAAAATTACTCAAGACAGAATCGACGCGGTGGATAACGATGTCTTAAAGGAACAACGACCTGAGATGCCTATCAATATTGATAGACAATCTCGCGTAACTTTTGGTGGGGGAAACAAATAAATAATTATTTGGCAATCTTCATCCAAAATAAAAGTAACAATAATAAGGAGAAATAAACTATGGCTAACACAGCTGAAAAATATGGTCTAAGACCAGTAAGAAAAGTTGATGGCTCTCCCTTTATTAATGCGCAAAACAGATACAGAATAGCAGCGAACTACGGTACGCCAATTTATCAAGGTGACTTGGTAAAACCTGTTACAGGTGGCGGAATCGAAAGAGCCGTTGCTAATACTTCTGATCTTGTTGTGGGCGTTTTTAACGGAGTGTTCTACACTGATCCTACAACTCAGAAGCCGACTTGGAAAAATTATTATCCGGGAACTGTTAACGCTAGCGACATTACTGCTACTGTTATCGATGACCCGAGTGTAGTTTACTCAATCGATTCTGATGGAGCATTCGCAGTTGCGGATATCTTCAAAAACTTTGCAATAACAACCGCAACAGGTAACACTTTATCTGGAATATCTGAAGTTCAAATGGACTACAGTGTTTCTGGATTAACTACAAGTGGAACTGTTCTTCAAGCAATTGACATATCGCAAGATACTAATAGTTCAACTGCTGGAAGCGCGAACGTAGATGTATTGGTTAGAATTAATAACCATTTCTATGCTCAAGGCACAGGCTTATAATAGGAGTATATAAATTATGGCAATATCACGATCACAACTAGTTAAAGAACTAGAGCCAGGTTTGAATGCACTATTCGGCTTGGAATACAATAGATACGACAATGAGCATGCAGAGATCTTCATGACTGAGTCTTCAGACAGAGCGTTTGAAGAAGAAGTTATGTTATCTGGGTTTGGCACAGCAGCTACTAAAGCTGAGGGTGCTATGGTCACGTTTGACCAAGCTTCTGAAGTATACACTTCAAGATACACGCACAATACTACTGCGTTAGCATTTGCTATCACAGAAGAAGCGATTGAAGATAACTTATACGACAGATTAGCGGGCAGATACACAAGAGCTCTTGCTAGATCAATGGCGCAATCAAAACAAATCACAGCAGCTAATATTTTGAACAACGGTTTTGACACTGGTGGACAATATAATGGTGGTGACGGTAAAGCACTTATGACTACTGATCACCCGTTAGCTACAGGTGGAACGTTCAGAAATGAACTTTCTACTGCTTCTGACTTGTCTGAAACATCGTTAGAACAAGCGTTGATTGACATCGCGGCGTTCGTAGACGAAAGAGGGTTAAAAATAGCTCTTCAAGGTAGAAAAATGATAATTCCAAAAGAATTACAATTTACTGCTGAGAGAATTATGAACTCACCTTTATCTACAACTCCAGGTGGATCAAATGCGTTTGCGAAAAACGACATCAACGCAATGATGAACATGGGTATGGTTCCGGAAGGTTACAGAGTTAACCATTTCTTAACTGATACTGATGCATTCTTCATTATGACTGATGCACCAAATGGCTTAAAGAACTTCGTAAGAAGTCCTATCAAAACAGCTATTGAAGGTGATTTCGACACGGGTAACGTTAGATTCAAAGCTAGAGAAAGATACAGCTTCGGTTGGTCTGACCCTAGAGGAATCTTCGGTTCTCCAGGAGCGTAATAAGATACTTTATAGGGGCGTACTTTACGCCCCTATATTTA